ATGCTGGAAAACAGTGAAAAAGGGTATAATGTAGTCAAAAAAGCATGCACAATTATGCACAGCTTGGTTGACGATTGGAAGCCGCGCCCCTGCACTTCCCGCCCTGGAAAACCGTGGCGGGTTGTCATCCCGGAACGCATATCCCACACGGGGAAACAGACCTCAAAATATTTCGCCACAAAAGGCGAGGCTGAAGGATATATTGCGGAACAGATACGCAATTTGAAACGTTTTGGAACGGTAAACGGAAAAACGATCGATCTTGATGCTTATAAGTGGAACGCGGTTGATGAAATACTGTCAGAAATAGGGGTGACGCCTTTAGAGGCCGCCACCCATTACGCGGCGCTTGTGAAGCGGGCGGGCTCGGTGGCAAAGCTGGGAACATTAGTAGAACTGGGGCGCGGGGTGGCGCCGCCGGACGCGGATATGTCCCCCTCCCTCCGGGAACTTGCCAGCACGGCCAGCACGGCTAAAGCGCACAACAGCCGCGTGACGGTCCTGTCCCGGAAAACGCGCCTGGGGCGCCTGGAACGTCTTTGCCCGGATCTGGTGGCCAGACCATGCGCGGCCATTACGCCGGCCATGATCCGGGATGCCCTGGACACATGCCACGCCGGCCACCCTACCAGCTGGAACAACCTGAAGCGCGAGCTTGCCACCCTGTTTAACTTTGCCATCAAGCGCGGCTGGATCATTAAAAATCCCGTGGATCCCATAGACAAGCTTCCCGTCCAGGAAGCGGAAATAGTGGCATTGACCCCGGATCAGTTGACCGCCTTGTTCCGGGCATGCTCGCCGCCCCAGGAGATAGACAGGACGGCGCCGGTTTATCGGCGGCGCGTGGCGGCCCAGGACACAACGGATTTACGTTTGTATGTCGCCCTGGGGGCCTTTGCCGGCATCCGTCCCTGGGAACTTACCCGGCTGACATGGGCGGATATCTCCCTGGAGGACGGCGTTGTTTCCGTCCGGGCCAAACATTCCAAGACCGGCGGCGCCCGCCATGTGACTATTCAGCCCGTGCTGAAGGCGTGGATCCTGGCGTGCCGGCCACACAACGCGGGCCCGGATGATCCCGTCATCAATCCGCGGGATCTGAAAACGCGCCTGTTTGCCCTCCGCACCCGCGCCGGCTATTCTCCGGAAAATCCCTGGCCGCATGATTGTTTAAGACATTCTTTTGCATCCTACTCCATGAAAGCCGGGCATGATCTGAACCAGTTAAGCCATGATATGGGCCATGTCGGAACCGACTTGTTGAAAACCCGTTACCTGAATATGCGCGGGCTGACCAAAGATTCTGCCGCGCGTTACTGGTCCCTGACGCCGGAATATCTGGCCACCGGCGGCGAAACAGCCGGCCACACGGCTTGACGGGACAAAAAAGGGAGATCCCGGAAGGGGGATCTCCCTTGAAGAGCCGTCTTACATACGCGGTTCGGAAAGAATGACTACATTATATTGTGAAGACACGGCGTCTTCCCGGCGGCCAAAGGTAAAGACGCGCCCGGAACTGTCCACAAATTGCCGCCCCTTGAGCTTCCGCAGTTGATGCCCCATGCTCTGATTCTGGTTTTTGCCGCTGCAAATAATGTCCACCAGCCCCAGATCCCCGGCCACGCCCATCACAGCTTCCACCGTGTACAGGTGCGTCAGCTGCGTATGGGGCGCTTCCGGCGTTTCCGGCTGTATCTTGTCCGCAAGGGCCACCAGCAGCCGTTCCAGGGCATTCCCCCGGACGTCCCCGCCGTCCGTGGTGGCCGGGCGTTTGGTAAAGGGGGAGATAAAGCCCGCCGTCATGACGATGGATCCCACTACCTCCGAAAATCCTTCAAAGGACGGCATGGCGGACGCGGAACACACGGACGGACAGCCCTGTTCATTCCAATGCCAGACCAGGGACCACAAGGCCATAAGCATTTCCCGGCGCCATTGCGGGCGGCTGAATACTTTTTCCGTTAATGGATTGGCAATGTTTTTTTCGACGGACTTGCACACGTCAAACAGGTCAATAATCAGGCTGCGTCGCTCAATGTCCGGCGTTACCGTCAAATTGTTCCCCGTGCTGACAATCTGCATGCGGTTGACCCCGCAAAACTCCTTATTGCCTCCCAGGACGCGATCAGATATTGCCTCGCTGGTGGCATACTGGTTCAAAGTCGTACTGCTTAAATTGATCAGGTCATCAATGAGGACATACGGCGCCCCGGAAATAAGCTTGGTAAACAACAGCTTTTGCAGGGCGGCGTCATCCTTGGGAAACGGCGTGGCGTTCGGCACTCCATAAATGGGCCCTAGCGCAAATTTGGCAAGCAGCGTTTTACCCGTCCCCGGCTGGTTGCCTATAATAAGAATCATGGGTTGTCGCCCGATCAGGTGGCGGCAGAACTGCCCCAGCATATACGCCATGAAGCAGGATGCGGAACGGATATGCGTGATAGGCCCGGCGGATTTTTCCGCCCATGGGAAGGACGCCAGGGCTCTGTTCATCGCCCGGAGAACAGCATCCACCGGCCAAACCTTGTTGGCGTCCCATGCCACGGTTTCCGCGCTGTAAATGCGCGTGGCCGGATCATAGCCGGCGGGCAGGATCCGCAGGAAGCGCTCTCCCTTGGGCCCTACGCCCCAGGCGGGCAGACGCACGGGCATGATTTCCGCAATTTCCGGCACGGCGGCCCGCAGATAATCACTCGCCAGAATCAATTCCGCCATATTTTTTCCCATGCTTTCCACCGGATCTTCCGCACTGGCGGAAAAGGTCATGTATTGTTCGATCCACGTTGTGAAACGCCGGGGATCCATGGGCCTTTTTTCAAGTTCCGTCGTCGTTTCCCCGTCCTGGTTGGTGCTCTTGATGGTGCTGATGGTCACATACTCGTCATGATACCGGTACAGGGCGCCGCTTGGCAGGTTGTCCGCTACCGCCTGGGCGATCAGGCTCACTTGCTGGTTGGTGCGGATATTGGGGCGTCCGTCCACCATGACGGGCGCCGCGCCTAATATTTGCGCGGTGGTCAAATCACTCATGATCTTGCCGCCTTTCTCGGTTGCCGCGCGGGCATGGTCAGGATGGGAACGCCGTGGACCGCGCCGGGGTTCAGGTAAAGCAATTCCTGCAGGCGCGGTTGGTCGTATTTGAAATAGGTTCCGTTTTCCCCGGTGGCTCCGTGCCTCATGCAGCCGGGCAGGCGGGACAGCCGCACAGGCGTCATGGCCGCGGCGTCCGCTCCCACGGCGGACAGCCGCAAGACGTATTCTGACTTAATGGCGTTGAATTCCTCCGGCGTGGCGGCGGAAATTTTCACCAGGGCATGGACGGATTTCCCGCCGCTGGTGTAAACGGCCACAACCGGATCCGCAAGCTGCACCAGAATTTTCAGCCATACGTCCGCGGTCAGTACGTCGCTTTCCAGGACCAGGAAGGGAAAGGACGTGCAGCATGCCGCATGCCGCCGCCCCGGCATCAAATTTCCCATGGCATCCCGCTTGCCGGGGTTAGGTTCCCATTTGCCCGTCACGGGCGCCGTTAAGTACCAGACGCCGGCATCCCCGCCGGCAGGCAGACGCGGGGCTTTCACGGGCTCCACGCCGGGTTTCCGCCCCAGCTTGTAAACGCCATCCTTCACGATATACATATATTGACCCTGGGAGGCAAAGGCCGTGAATACCAGGATCCGCGCGCCGGCGGGATATAGTTCATTCAGCAGCAGTTCCCCCCAGGCGCGGGGATTGCCGGGGATTTCCACCGGGCTATGATCCCTCAGCCAGTCAAACGTGATTTCTTCCTCCACCCGGCCCGCCAGCGCAAGGGCCAGATCTTCATTCAATTCTTCCGCTTTTACCTTCCGCGCCTTGGGCGCCGGGGGCAGGGGACGCTGGTATTTGGGGGTTGCCTTGCGGGTGCTGCGGGCCCCGCGTTCCTCCGCGCTGATAGCCCGGTAAAGCACCCTCATGAAGTCGTCGCGGGCGCTCTGGCAGGATTGATGGAAGCAATATTCATGCGGTTTTCCTTCGCCGTCAAACCAGATCCGCCAATCCCGCGGCCCGCTTTGCGTGGTATGCAGCGCGGCGCCGGGGCAGGGGGCGCACCCGTCTTCCCCGATTGGATAGCCTAAAATTTCCTCGGCAAGTTCCTTGTGTGATTTCATGCGTGAAATTTGAAAAGTGAAAGTTGGTCAGGATAGTTCATCCACAGGCATTCCACCCGTTTTTTTCCCATGCCGGCGCGGGCTCCGTAGCTGACCTTGCACCAGCCGGAAAGGGCGTTGTTGTAAAGCGCGTTGTCGTACCCGCACAACACCACTTTCCCCCGGCAATCCAGCAATAACCGGAGAAGTTCCACATGCTGTTTGTCCGTGAATTCGTGCGTGTAGGATCCTTCACGGGTGCGGGTGCTTTTCAGGTAGGGCGGATCAATGAAATGCAGGGTTTCCGGGCCGTCATGCCGTGAGATCAGTTCCAGGGCGTCCCGTTGTTCAATGTACACGTTCCGAAGCCGTTCAACGGCCTTTTCCAGCGTTTCCGGAAGGTTTTTCCAGTCAGCCGCCACCGTGGGTTGACGGTTCCGGCTCACCCGGAAGCCGGAAGAAGCGTCCCGGAATGCGTCATTGGCAATGCCGAACCAGGAGCGCACCAAAAAGCGGCGGGCACGTTCCACGGGATCCTTGACTGGCCAGGCATGGTTCAGTTCTTCCCGGCTGTAAGGCGTCAATCGGATAGCGTCAATAAGTTCCCCGGAATTCCCATTCCTCAATACCCGGAAAAAATTCACCACTTCCCCGTCCAGGTCATTATAAATTTCCACCGCGGAAGGGGCCTTATTCAGCAGGACGCCGGCGGATCCGCCGCACGGTTCAAGATAACAGAAATGCGGCGGGAAGTGTTCAATGATTTCCCGCGCGTATCGGTTTTTCCCTCCTAAATATCGCAGTACGGCTTTCATTTTTTATTCAATGACTTATGAAAAAAATAAGTTAATTGTTTTCCCGTCGCATATATAACTTTGAAAATATTTCATATTTAGAGCAACCCACGCTTGGTTTTCATTTTTTCTGAAATAAAGAATTTCATTTTTCCCGGCGTTTATATCCACTTTTCCAATCAGGTCTTTTGCAACTTCATAGGAAACAAACATTGACGCACAAGGGCCGTTTTTGAAAACAGGATTATAGATGCGTATTTCAAATTCATTTTCAGGATTCATTTTTTTACAGGGTAAATTCTTTCCCGTACAACGCTTTATATATATTGTTCCTTTTTTTCCGGGCGGTACGAATATCACATGTTTTCAAGTTGATATTTAGCGATATGATATGTTTACGGTCTGTGATCAGAATGTTGAACACGTACCCGTTTTCATTGAGCCGCAGGCAATAATCTTCATCCCCCGGATCATGAATTACTCCAATAAGCGTATATCGTTTTTTCATTTTATTATTCCTTTAACTTCCAATACCTTAAATTTGATCATCCACACCCAGGGATCCGCTTCCCCGCCGTCGTGCAGACGATCCCACAGCGTGAAAAAGGAATCTCTGGCGCGGATGCACATGCTTTCCGGGTCCAGATAGTTTTTCCAGCCGGTGGAGGACGTTTCTTCATCGTAAAAAATGCTTTCAATTCCTTCCGCCATGGCTTCTTCTTCAGTAATGGATTGTAGTTTCCTGACCTCAATATCAGTTATTTCCAGCAGAATCCGCGAGGCGCAACGGGGAAGGAACATGGCCTGACGCCGCCGCAAGACAGATCTGTCCAGCCAGGGCTTCACCCCCGCTTTCCGGCAGTCTTCCAGGCATTGTTCTTTCAGGCAATCCAGCCAGGCGGCAGAATAACCGCCGCCCGGCTCGCATACCTTCCGGGCCCCGTCAGCCAGGTATTCCACTTCAAAGCCTCCCCATGGCAGGAATAACCCTATTTTCCAGGGTTCCCGCACCCATAGCCGTTCCCCCGGCTTCCCATAGGGGCATTTCACCACAGGATCCAGCCCAGGCGGGCATTCCCCGCGCGGATCCTGGAAAACGGCGCGCCAGATGCCCGGCTCTTCTTTTGTAAAATGACATAGTTCCCAGGCATCTTCCCCCAGGGGGATTTTCCAGTCCGGCCAGCCATTGAAACGTTCTAAGCCCCGCGTGCGGCTGGTCTGTGTTTTCCAGCCTTGCAGCAGCGCACGCACCATATCCGCGGAAAAGGCAATGGGGCGTTCTTTGATACATGTTTTCATAATATATTGAAGATTATTTTTTTATTTCATCAATCAGGCGCAAAATTTCTTTCTTGTGCCGGTAAAGCACATCTTCCCCCACGCCCAACCGGTCACATAGTTCCCGCCAGGTAAAGGAGCGGGGATCCCCTATCCCAAGCAGTTTTACCAGGATGCCGGCATTAAGCGCCAGATGCCACAGGGTCAAATCCATGCTGCCGGGATGGACGCGCAGCAGCCGGAAAAACTGTTTCACCACGTTTTCCCGCTTGGCGTGGTAGTATTCATCCAGCAGCACAAGCTGATCCTCCGTGAATTCCTCACGCGGAAAATCAGCGGGCAATCCTTCCCCCGCTTCATTTTCCGCCGGCGGATGAAAGGGAAGCTGTTCCAGATCCTTCACCTGCACGCGCAAATACCATGCGGCATATTTGTTGCTCATAAAAACGCTAATTGTTAAGCACTCCGAGTTTTATTTTATTCTTTTTCAAGGTCATGTGGAGATCCACAAACAGGGACGCTCCTATTTTCACCATGACCAGCGTTCCGTTGTTGCGCCAGGTCCGCAACGTTTCTTTGCTGGGGGCGCTGTCCGGCAGGAACAGGCCCGGCGTTTTGGGCAGATCGTACAGGCGGCAAAAGCGGGGCAGATATTTGATCTGATCCCCAGCCGTTTGCACGTTCCCCACGGCCACCACGCTTTCAGGATTCACTTGTTCCATTTTCGTTGCTGGGCTTGAATTCACATTTCGCATAAACTCCGGCAATCCCCATCATTTGTTCCAGATTCTTCAGGGGGATTTCAGAGCATCCCAGGCCCTGGGCCAGAAGAATTTCCGTAACCAGCGAACCGGCCAACGCTTCCAGTTGCACACGTGGCAGACCTTCCACCAGTTCCCGCGCATTGTTGATAACGTTTTTTATGATGTCGTCCGGGGGAATGTTAGAGAGCCTTTCATGGATGATATTGATGTTCCGTGCATCCCCAGGGGTGCCCGGATTGAATGCTGTATTTATTTTCATGATTCTAATCGGTTGTTTATCTCAAATTCAGGTCAGGATCCGCGCCGTTGACCACTACGGGGGCGGGAGTGGGGAACATTGCCGGCGCCGGGCATGTTACGGGCTCAGGGGCCGGGACAGGGGGCAATGCTGCCGGGGTCATGTTCCGTCCCTGACGGGTCAACGCTTCCCTGGTCAACAACGTGGAAATATCTATTCCCGCCTGCGCGGCCTGAATGGCGAGAGTTCCAAACGTTAGTGCCGGAATTTGCAGGGTGATATTACTATTATCCGTAATTTTGTTTCTCATAGCTGGACTAACAACTATGAAAAATCGTAAAAAACGTCAAGTCTATATTTCGTATTTTTCGGAAATTGCAGTTTTCACCCTTGCTAATTATTCAAGATTTTAGTAAACCGTCACGCATGGATTATTCTGTTGAAAGCATAAAAAAATGGTTAAAGGGTGCCGGAAAAGATCGTAACTGGTTGGCAAAGAAGCTTTATGTTAGTAAATCTACTGTTGATAATTGGTTAGCTCCTTCTACTCCTACGCCAATACCCAAAGCGAAGCTTGCTTTCATTCAACAGCTCATGGAACAATCAAAAACTATTGAAAATAAAAAGGTTAATTATGATGATGTTCTTACTTTTCCCGTACGTCTAACGCCGGAGGAATGGAAAGCCCTTCTTCCCCCGGATATTGATCCGTCAGACTATGCCGCCGCGGAAAGGCATATCCGCAACCTTCTTCAATCCATCGTGGATTCTACCCCACCCATGCCGCGCCCCCAAGAGCCAGACGACAACGCATGACCGCTTTTGAATCTGGGCATAAAAAAGGCCGGCATCAGGGAAAGAAGCCGGCCTTTTCAAATTTTTAGTTATCCCTTAACCTCTTCCAGAATCTGTTCCTTAGGCTTTCCTGTTTCCTTTTCTGCTTCCTTCCAGAAAACTTCTTCTGGAATGACAAGCGTACCTGAATCGGGTTCAAAGGCATGAGCAAGCTTCCCGCCAATCTTATCATATTTGTAAGCGGGAGACCCTTCTTCACACCAGATCAGCAAATCAGGACGGGCACCTTTCCCGACAACCCCGCCGCCCAACATCTCCACAATCTTTTCAAGGTTCTTTCGCGGCCCTGTTGATGACTTGCCCGTAAATTGGCACCATGTACGCTTGAACGCCGGGAAATTTTCTTCTTCATAGTTCCCCTGAAGCTGTTTTTCCACATGGTAAGAAGAAAGCGCAAGCACAGCCCCACGGCACAGGGATCTAAGAAAAAGCAGAAGCCGCAAACGGTTCTCTTCATTCTCAAAATACGCGGTGAACATGCGCCGCATTGCGTTGAAAGGATGCCATGCAAATTTCTCGTCCGGTAAGAATTGAGCCAAATAAGACATGTTTTCCCGTGTTGCGCTTTCTTCACCGGCGAAAACGAAGAAATTCCGAAGCATGTTGACCCATAAATGGTTGTAATAGAATAAATATTCCGTTTCCGTCTCAATGTCATTCCGCTTCTTGATCATGTCAAGAGCAAGCTCCCCAATTTCCCGTGCGGTTTTTCCTTCCTTCAGGGCAAATAAGACGTTTGATGCTCCTTCTTCTTTTCTGACGCGCGTCAATCCCTTCATGGTATCAGGAATATGTTCTGCATCAGGAGTAATGCCGCCCATGTCACAGGCTAGCGCATACCCGGCGATCTCAAATAAATAGACATCCGTTTTCCGGCTCCCGCAATTCCGCGCATACATGGGCTCATTTTCATCAAATGGCAAAGTCACCGTAATCATAACTATTTTTCATTAACGGTCTTCTTTCCTGTTGGCAACCAAAAACCACAGAAAAATGTTATTTCTGGACAGAAAACGGCATATTATGCTATCACGAACGCATGATAAAAAATCTGTTTTCTATACTGATAGCGTCCTGTCTGGCTCTTCCCGCCGTTGCGGGAAATATTACTGTCCCAACATTGACTATCGGTAATGATACTTACAAGAACGCTACCATTTCTTATAAAGGCGGCCTGACGGCAAAAATCAGTCATGACGAGGGAACGAAAAGCATACCTGTATCAAAACTGGCTCCGGAACATCAAGCTGCGCTTGGCATCACTCCGGAAATTATTTCCAGGGAAACGGCTAAGATGGAAGCCCTGAAAGAAAAAGCATTGGAAAAAAAGAAAAAACAGGCTGAGGAAAGAGAACAGACAAAGGAAAAATTGCGTGGCTTCTTGAATGAATTAAACCGTTCCGAATATTATCAGCTGGCCGTATATGGAACTTATAAGAATGGAATCCTGGTACATCCTTATTCTTATTATGATGGGAATTGCGTCCATGAGCACACAAGCGTCAAATATATTGTTTTAGGAATTCCGAAAAAGGGCATCACAAAAGACACGTTGTTAAAAATAAAAGCGATTCCAAACGGACATGTTGAAATGGATGGAGAAAGAATACCTGCCCTCAAATTCCTTCTTTATGAGAATGAGGAAAAGGCATTCCGGAAAGCTAGTCAACAAATGTTGAAAATGAATTAATTGTTATATTTTAATCATGATTTTATATAATTATATCTTTTGTTTGTGTATATAATGAGAGAGAAAATGTATCAAAGAGTCGTCATGAAATTATTATTATTTGTAATTTTTGCTGTTATTGCTTATTTTATTCTCTCGCTTTTCTCTGATGCGAACTTGGTACAGAATACTATCTTACTTTTAGCCGCCTTTATTACATGGTGGATATATCACGATAGTAAAATAAAGGATATATCTAAAGCCGCAACTATTCTTGCCCTTCAAATAAAAGATATAGAAAAAAATATTGAGTATCTGTTTTCAGAAGGTTTAATAAATGGAGCTATTCAAGAAAGACCTATTCATTATTCTAATTTAATATATGAGGAGAATCAATGGGATAAATATTCTTACCTAATGGCTGGTCTTCTATCATCGGAGGCTTTTGAAAGAATTGATTATTTCTTTAAAGTAGCACAACGTGTTCGAGAACAGCAGCTTTATATAAAGAAGAAAATACAACAGTCTTTGGATGATAAGGTTACGCATTATTATAATGCAATATATAGTCAAGTTGCCGATTTGAGAATTGATGAAAAACAATCTAAAGCGAATATTGATCAAATTAAGGATAAATTTTGTAAGATAAATACTGAAACATATATGCAGATAGAATATGCTAATGGGTTAGAAAATGCTTTAAGAAGATATAGAAAATTAACTGATGGTAATGCGTATGCAGAACTGAAAAAGTTGAAGGATAAGAAAGTATGATTTGTTTCAAGAAATTAATTTTTCAAAATTGAATCAAGAAAGGAACTGCCCTTTTATTTTTCACGAATAGCTGGACAAAGACAGAAAAAGCATGCTATCACGAAAGCAATATGCGCACGGACTTACATTCTTTTAAGCGAGCAAGAGCGGCATCTAGGGACGAACAAGCGGTATGGATGCGATTCATCCGTACATGTAAGAGGAATAAAACTCTGCGTTATATCTTCATCATCATTTTATTGCTGTTTGTCATCTTTTATATATGGGCAAATTTTTTATCAGAAGAGCTTAATAAAGTTGGAAATGCATTCAACATTCTCAATACTTTTTTTACCGCTCTTGCGTTTATAGGCCTTATTGTCACGATTCTCTTACAAAGAAAGGACTTAGCGCTGCAACGTGAAGAACTGAATTTACAGAAGGAGGAACAGAAGCGTCAAGGTGATGAACTTGAAAAGCAAAACAGAGTAATGCAAATTCAGCAATTTGAAAGTTTTCTTTTTAAACAAATGGAATATTTGGATTACTTAAGCAAGAATATACGGATAAATGGAAATTCTGGAACTGATATTTTTAATGAAATAGCAGATAATGTTAGAAGTTGTTTAAAGATTATTCAGTATTGTGAATTAGTTAATTTACCGGTTTTGCAAAACTCAAGCGATAAAATAAATGAATATAAAAAGAACTGTCGATTGTTTGTACAAAATTTTAATGATTTGCTTGCCTGGTCAAATAAATTTTACTTTCTAATTCGTTATGTTAATGAAGCTGATTTTTTTAATGAAATAGAAAAGGATTTGTATTTTTTAACTATTATGGATAATTTTTCTGATAGACAAAAATATCTGCTTCAAATCATGGGACAAATTTCTTGTAATAAACTACAACACAAAATGGAAGAAGAATTAAGGAAAGGCGGATATTTTCATATGGAACCCAAATTGATTTTCGGTGAAGAATATGAAAAGAATAGGAGAATATTTAAAGAAAGTATTGGGTTAGTATCATAACGTTATGATAATTTTTACTGTCATAGACGCGGGAAAGTTCTGAATCTACGGGAAAATACAGCCGTTCCGGCCAGATAACCCGCCGCCGTTAGTCTTGTATGACAAACGCCTGCTTGACAAATCCGGAAGAAAGGGCATAGTAAAAGCAGATTAGTTCAATCAAGGAATTATTCACTTTTTCCTTTCTGATGATCGACCCCGGAGGTTGCCGCCTCCGGGGTCTTTGTTTTAGCCCATCATGATCAGAATCATTTCAAGGAGCTTGATGATTAGTTCAATCAATTTTTCTTTATTCACTATTCATTGTTAATTCCTTTCTACTGACGACAGGGCTCATTCCCTGCCGCTCCGGATCAACCGGCAGGGGCAATATACAAAAAAACAGGATTTTTTGCAAGATATTTTTATCTATAATTTTTTGACATTCAAAAGATTACTGTTTTACAGCCGGGCGAATTGAAGGTGCATCCAGTCATAATTCCGTTCACGGCCCAGAGAAACGGCCCCATGGGCTTCCCATATTCGCCACCACTCTTCACACTCCGGGCGGGAAAGCCCGGCATGGGGGGCTTTGCAGGAATAACTGTTCCGCACCGGGTCAAAGTCCAGGGCAATCCCCCAGGCGTGCATGCTCTTGCTTTTGCCTCCGGCCGTGCTGCGGTCATTGTAGGATCCGCCATACTGGTCCAGGTGAAGCGCGCGGATCCGGTCCAGGCCATACGCGGCCAGGACTTCCGCCAGGGCCGCCTGAACGTCCTGGGCGATTGCCTGATGCACGCGGATCGTTTTCACGGGCCGCCCCTCATAATATAAAGGATAAGGGGGGACAATAGAAACAAGGTTGTTTTCATCTCCTGCACGGCCAAAAATGGAAAGACCGGCACGGACGGTTGCCTGGTCAGGCCAGGACCGGGGCAGGGCAATGTCCAGGGCGGCGGCAATGCCGCGGGCCGTGGCAGGGCCGGGGATGCCGTCAGGCGTCACGTTCACGGCGGCCTGGACCGCGGACCATATTTCATGACAGCGCAATTTCAGAGCTACGGCGGCCAGCGTTTTAGGCCCCGGCAAACCATCCGCTTTCAGCCCCAGGGCCTGCTGAACGGGTTTGAATTCCCGATATTCTTTGATAATCATATAATTATTTAATTGTTAAATGGTTGGAACTTGTAAGAAAAACTTTACAGTTGGAACTAGTCCCTGTTGTCCAGAAATTCTTCATGCGCCTTGCGGACGAACTCACAGCCGGAACATTTATTTTCCGCATCAATGCGTTTTTTGCGTTCTTCGTCATAAAGCCGCTCATAACGTTCCGCCCGTTTCATTTCCCGCCACAGAAAAATTCCCATAACCGCGGCCACGCTCGCCCCGTTCTGGATGTACTCCAAAAACGGGTTGCCTGACGTGACGGACGCAATCACGGACAGGGCATTAGCCCCCAGCAGGCCCGCGTTGACAACAGATCCGGTCATGGCTTCACTTTTTCAGGGATTGAACGACGGGCGGAACGTCCGTTTCCGGCTGGGCCTGGGAATAGGAGATATGCCCCGGCTCCAGCACCAGGCAGGAACCGTCCTTGCATACCACCGTCTTTTTCGGCGTCACGTCAACGGAATGGCCGCAGCCACCCAGCAGAGCGGAAGCCGCATAGGCAGCACCTGCCAGGACTACCCACAAAAGGCGTTCCCACCACTTCAGGCCGGTTTTAATTTTGCTTTTTTCGTAGGCATCTTTCATGCCCTGCTTCCCCGCCTCAAGGGCGGCCTGCTTTTGCTCGTCACTTAATTTACTCATGGTTTTGCTTTGTGAAGTATTTGAAAAAGTCCACGGCGGCGGGTGAAGAAACCGTAAATTCGGGGTAGTCACGGGCTGTGAAAATCCGGCGGCCCCCTTGAGAGTTGACGGCCTCCACGGTCAAATCCACGGTTTCCACCGTCCGCACAGGATCATCCCCCTGCCTGGCGCAAATCTCTTTCAACCGCGCCCAAACCTGCCCCGCTTGCCAGTCCTCACCCAGCCCCACCAGAGCGGCAACTACCGCCCGCATAGCCGGGGCTTGATCCACGGGTATATTGTCCTGCGTAAAGCGCGCCGGAGGTCGATAACCGCCCGCGGCCTGGTAAATGGGCGTCAAGGTAAATTCTTCCCATTCGCCGGGCCGGGGAAAATGTATCTGTATTTCTGCGTTACTCATGATTACAAGGGAATGTTAATGTCCACAAAATCAGCCGTTTCCTCGGATTCAATGGCATTGACAGCCAAAGCTTCCAGAGCGTAATAAACCGGATTGACGTTGCCGGGCTGGTAGTTGGTGCGCTCCGCCGCCCCAACAAACACGCTGACAGATCCCCGGGAAATTCCCGGCATGTCTGTTACAAGCGTGGAAAATCCCGTGCCCGTTTCAAAAGTGGTCACGCCGCGCACCGCGGCAATCTTCCAAAGTTGCTGACTGCTTCCCCCGCCTGTCAGCAAATACAATGAGCCATAGGCGTCCCCATAATCCCCGGCATTGTACGATCGGGGGGCATATTGATGATAAATGACTTTATTGACAATATAGGGAATTGGCTCGTTTTGCGTCGCCGGGATAAAGCTGGTTGTGGTCTTTACCATCCACTTCCGCGCGGTCTCGGCTGCGTAGATTTCCCGTACGCGGACGACATACCCGCCGCGCGCCGCATCGCGCTCATTGTCAAACGTAATATCCAGAATTTCGCCGGTATTATAGGCCAGATCATTTCCGGGGATGATACTGTAAGAATCCAGCGTTAAATCTTTCCGCGTCGCCTTGCTCCCCCTCCCTATGCCAATAGTCAACTTTCCCGCGCCCGTTAATTGCCAGGGGATAGAAAAACCCGCAAAACTAGAATAATTCCATTGCCCGGCCGGTCCTGTAAAAGCACAAACGATCGTGCTGTGCGTATTCGCAGGAACGTTCACCCGCGCGTACAGCCCAGCGACAAGAACAGAAGTTTGCGCCGTCCCGGTGGCTGTAATACTGCCCGTATTAAGGTAAAAATGAAGGGAAAAAATGTCTGTCACTCCGGCCATGCCCGCCGCGTACAGGCGATTAACCACCCCCGTGGCTGTCGGTGCCCCCACGGCAAGCGGAATATTGACGCCGCCATTAGCGTTAAGTGTGCTTGCAAAAGTGGCGGGTCCAATACAGTTCAGGCTTGCCCCCTGGGCAATGTTAAGCATGCCCGTTTCATACATCATTGTTCCACGCCACCAACCTCCACTCCGTACATCAAGGGACTGCCAAAATCTCGTGATGCCGTAAATCTGATTACAAGTCCCCGCGCTAACGGTGCCATCCGGCCGCCCTGCGACAAATGGCCCGTTAATGGATGCCGACATCACAGTAATATTGCCGGCCAGCGTCATATTTCCCTCGGCGTCCACCTGCGGAATAGCCGCCAGAGCATTAGCCGCCGCTGTTGCAGAGTTGCCCGCGCTAGTGGCAGAATTCGCGGCATTCGTCGCCGCCGTATTGATGCGTCCCTCCGCCTGATCTATAGCCTCTTTAGCGGTTTCGGCGCGCTGGACAAGGGGCGTAATCGCCCCCACCGCTCTCTCCTGCGCCGTTTGCACGGCGGCAACGGCATCCGTTCGTGCGCCGGCTATATTCTGCTGCGCGGTCTGTGAGGCACGTCCCACGGCAAGAACAGAATCGGCTTGCTTGTCCTGTATGGCAGTAACAGCCTCATTCCCGGCATCAACAATCTTCTTCTCCCCGTTGCTGACCGTTTCCGGCCAAGTGGTAGCCAGCGACTCCACAGCCGTTTTAGCGGCATTGGCGCTCTTGGCGTCACGGGCTGCGTTAGTTGCGGACGTGCCGGCGGCGGTCGCAGAATCGGCGGCAGCATTTTTGGAGGCCCAGGCAGACCCTGCATAGCCTTCCGCCTCTTCGGCCCGTGCAGCAGCGGTGGCTGCCGCGTCCGTTGCTGTCTTGGCTGCCTGGCTCGCCGTTTCCGCATTGGTGGAGGATGTGTTGGCATTCTGTTGCGCCTGTTGGGCCGCGATAATGGAGGCCGTGTTGGAAAGCCACTGGGCCTTGATCGTCTTACTTGCCTCAACAGGTATCGTAATACCCATTGCAGGAATATCGTACACCGTGGACGACTCAACAGGAGCCACAGAATCCACGGCCCCAATATAACCGGAAAACAGCCTCAAATCCTCTCCGGACTCATCCTGTGCATGAATGGCATACGGCCAGCGGCCAACAGGCAGGGCAGGAAAAGTAAGCTCCAAACAATGTTCTTGCTCGCCGTGTTCAATAACAACGGGCAAGTCTCCCTGTTCCGTCTTCACCACACCGGTGAAAGAAACTCCTGTTACCGGGAACGGAGATTGCGTCACATCCTCGAACAAAAGCCAGCCTATGCGCTTGGCATAGCCTGCCGTCGTGGACAAATGGCGCGTCATTCCCAGAAAATTTAACATGGCTCAATCATGAGCCACAAAACACGGGAAATGCAAGTTGGCGAGAATCAATGTTTTTATCCCTGCTTCACGGGAGGCTCAAAAGGCAGGGAGGACAGCAGAGTTATAAAATTCTCTCCTGCATCCACTTCCATCTTCTGAGGAGTGTATGCGCCATCCATCTTGTTAAGCTCGGCAATAGCGGCGATTTTTGAGGGCATCTTAAATTTCGCTCCGGTTTCATCCATGGAAACCTCCTGACAGAGATCGGATGCGCTACCAACATTGCCGATGGGAGTTGTCACTACGCGGGACAACCATTCCATGCGCTGCTGCCTGGTCAGCACAGCAGACTTATCCAGTTGCTTATTCAATTTGTCAATCATTCGCAAAACTTCGTCATCTTTGGACAAACGGGATGCCGCCTTGCTGGCTGCGACATTACTCATATCCTTGCGATTGTGGGCCTTACGATAAGCGTCCGCCTTGGACAACTTTTCCGCAACCAGAAGCCTCGCAAACTCCTTCTTCTTCTCGGTCACTTTGGTCTTGTTATCCTTCCTTCTCATACCAATATTTTACCCTCCTGATTTTCAGCGCGTCAATTTGGTGAGAATCAATACTTCTTGCCCGAGACAATCAACCTGTTGGCTTTGAATCCTCAAGACACTCTAAAAAATCACGCCCCTGCCTGCTGATATAAAACACGCAAGGCCGTGTGCCGATTCTGATCACGTCGCCGGCCCGCACCAGATAATCCAGCCGGTGAGACACATTGCTGGGATCCAAATGGCAACGGGTGGCAATCTCCCGCGACATCCTGCCCGGATGGTCTCGGATTTCCATCAGAATAAGCAGCTGCGACGGACTCACCTTCCGGTGTATAATGTTCCTCAATAGATTCTTATATTCCTGCTTCATTCGTCACCTCCCAGTCCCAATTCTTTTCTCCAATTCTTCAATTCTACTGCGGCTTCTTCGGTGGTCACAACGGGCCCTTCCGGCTGCCGTGGTTCTTCGGGCTTCGGCTTCTTACGGGCCGCTGCCGGCTTCCAGCGTGTCTCTTTTGCCCAGCGTTCCGCGTGGGTGAGCACATCCCCGAAGCACTCCCAAAACTTCTTGCGGCTGTCCGGCCTCCAAAAAGCTTTCTTCTTGCAGTCCTCCGTCAGTCCTGACGCGTAATAATCCCTCAACATCTCCATATCCCGCGGCGTCACCCGTCCCTGTGCTGAACGGTAAGCCTCAAGCGCGGCTGCCTGCTCAATGGCAGTTGGCATTGTCCGGGACCATGAAGGGTTGATTTCCAAACAGGCAGCCATGAACCTGGCGGCGCCGGGAGAAGCCCCCAGATCCGCGTGATTGTCGGCGCAGCGCATCCCCCGGACGTCGTTCAGGCGTTCCCGAACCGGGAGCGACCGGGCAGGCAGCACAGGAGCAGCGGGCGCTTCTTCCCCCGGTGTACTGTCCACCGTAGTAGTTTCTCCCCCTATATTCCCTTTCTTTTCTTTTCCTTTCTTTTCGCTTTCCAACGAAGCTTCATTTGCTATCCAACGTTGGTTTCCTACGTCGGAACCAACGTTGGTTTCCGGTATAGGTTCCGGCGTTGGTTTCCGGCCTCCCTTACGTCCGTTGGCGCGCGCGATTTCCCTTTTACGCTCAATCTCCCGCTGGGCGTCGGCAGGGTAAAAAGAAATGACAAGGTCGTTCCCGTCCCAACGGAAAAGGCCGCAGGACTCGGCCACCTCGGAAGCCATGACCCCGCAAGACTGCATCCAGCGGCGGTCTCCCCAAGACCGTGCCCCGGCAATCCGCCCCATATTCTCCTGGTCACAAGACCAGGCGATCAAAGAAAGCCACGTAGCCCGCTGGGTGGGATCAGCGCCTATGTACTCATTGGAGCGGATAACGTAGAGTGGTATATTGATGTATTCCATTATTCTATATCCCTTCCGTCTCTTTTGCTTCTACTCCAAATGCAGGTGAAAGCTGTATTTTTCTGCCTTGGACAGTATTGATTTTTAGCGGCTTCTGGATGTAAAGACACGCGGTCAAAAGGCACCTTTCAGCGAAGTAATTTGCTTCGGGAAATGCTCTGCTGTACCGTATTATCCGAACCCGTCCACCAGGTAGGACATGCAACAAGCCCCACCGTTCCGGCAGGTCATTTTCCATGATGATCCCTGGCTCGCAGATGTAATAGCGGCAATAACCCATACCCTCTTGAGGATAAACGCGGAACGGCTTTTTGAGGTCTGCTCGGAAGTCCGCCCGACTGGTTTTCGCCTCAACCAAAATGCTACCCGAACTCTTGAAACCTATAGCATCGGGCTGCTCGTTTGTAACGATGCAGCTCGGCTCAGCAATCGCCACCCGGCAACGTTGGGAGCCCAGGAGCCATCGTTCAGCGATTTCGCACAGTTCACGGTGCGTCCTCGGTATTAAAGATGTTGGTTTACGTGCCATATCAAAAAAGCGTCAGTTGGGGGTTGTAGTTAAGCCACAGGCATTCGATTTTCTTGCCTCCCTGCGTGTCGTAAGAGACCTTGCATTCCTTCCTCCAGCCGGAAAGATGCCTGGAATAAAGGTCGGAATCATAGCCAGACAGGACAACCTTGCCTTTCAGCGTCTTGAGAAAGACAAGAAGCCGCTCATGGTCTTGCTGGTCGTACTCGTGCGCGTACCTCGCGCGGTTGCCGCGGGTAGATTGCACATAGGGCGGATCCACGTAATGCAGCGTGTCCGGCGTATCGTACCGGGCCATGACCTGCAGGGCGTCCATGTTGTTGATCTCGATATTCCGGTTCCGTAGTTCGGCCGCACATTCTCGCACTACGGCCGGATATTCCCGCACTACGGCCGGATATTCCCGCCACGTTTGAGGATAAGGGGTTGCGTGGAGTAAGCCGTTGCGTTTGAACCCCGGCTTGTGGATGCCTCCGCCGTAGCTCATCATGGAGTTGACGGCAAAGCGGAGAGCATCTTCCACGGGGTCTTCAGCGATTTCAAATGACCGGGCATAGGCTTCCTGGGCGTAGGGCGTCAATTCCAATAGACTGGCCAGCCGTGCGGATTTTTCCGGATCCCTCAAAACTTCAAAGAAGTTCACCACCCGGTCATAAAGATCGTTGTAGACCTCCATCCATGCAGGTTGCTTGTTGAGCAGCACCGCACCGGAACCGCCGTAGGGTTCAACATAGATTTTGTGAGGCGGGAAAAAGCTGATAATCCAGGGGGCGATTCTGTTCTTTCCTCCGAGGTATCGGGCCAGAGCCCGTTTACGTAGTGCGCTCGTGTTCACTCCCCCTCCTTTCTCGGTTCCCAGCGGTCCATGATTTCTGCGATATTGGCATGAGAGCATTCGCAACATGGAACATCCCATTCAGAATAGTCTGAATATTTGCAGTTACCGCAGTACCTCTCTTTAACCTGCCACGCCCTGCACGCGGACCTCTTCTGCCAAGCGTTAAGCACAAGCTCATGTTGATGAGTCTCGTTTCTGGCTTGCCTTAAAAGTTTTTGGCGAGTTTTCCCGGGCAACGCTTTGACGGTCGATCTGATACCCTTGTGAGTTAAAACAACCTGTTCCCATGCTCCGCCGTACTCAAAAAAAGCTTTCTGTTCAGGCGTCATTTTCATTTTCTTCCTTTCTTTTTAAAAGAATGACATTAACCGCTTGAAGAAGACCTTTAACTTTACCAATTAAATAAAGGTAATATCCATACGCGGCGACGGTGGCTAAAAAAACTATAAGTTGTGCAATATCAAATATCATTGCTCCTTCCTTTCCAGTATTGCCGCTTGCTCGTCAGTAAGGTACTTCCAAGACTGCGGCGGACGGGTCAGCCCAATGTCAGACAGCGGCACGGCATTAGGGAGACGCACGGGATCACCGATGAGCCAGCCATAGCAAGGTGTAAGGCTTGCAAGATAATTTTTGTCCAGATGCGCTTCTATGGCAACCCATGCAACGGCTCTTCCCGGATTTCAAAAAAGTCCACCAAGCGCCGTCAGTATGAAACAGCTTGTCTTCTTCATCTGCTTTCATAGTCGGGAACTCCTTTTTGTAACCATGTTTTCGCTTTCCGAATGGCTTCCTCGTATGTGGTCAATGTCCATCCATAAATTCCCCACTCTTCAGGACTTGGCATGTATTCATCACCAGCCTTTGTTCCGGCAAAGTCATTGTCAGATTTGCGCTTTCGAATAACCATGACCTCAAAATTCCGGTGTGATTCCTTTTCCTGACTGTAAATGGCAATATCTCCGATACGTGTGACAAGCGTGTAAGAATAGCCATGCTTGTTGAATTCTCGCGGTATGGTCTTCATTTGGTTGGTCTCCATTCTGCAAATTCGATGGTTATTCCGACGTTATCGCCCCAATATTTGGATGTTCGACCGTCAAAGATTTGTGCATCGTCCGTCCAAAAGCCAAGCTTGGTCATCACATCGTTGAGAGTCTTTTCCATGTTGTCCCTGTCCGGTTTGGATGTCATCGGGATCTTTCCTAAAATGCGGTTCCGCTTCGGTTCCGACTTTCGCCAAGGAAATACAAATTCCAGGTTCAGAATGATTGGTCCGGAGAGGGGACGAGGGGGGGCATAGGGCTGTAATAGAGACATGTAGTCACTAATGACCTCCGTCAACTCCGGCTTGTCGGCAAGTTTGTGAAACTTTCCTATGCGGACAATCTTCTTTGAATGGTGTGTTGTCTTCGGTGGGACGATGGGGAGGAAAATCTTCATATTTCGCCTCCTTCCTCATTTTCATCTCCATCAAAATTGAATTCCGGCTGGCAATCATCCGGAAGGAGGGCTACACCTTCTCCCTTCACTTTGATGCTTCCGCTCATGCTGGCATCGGCCCGGAATTTCTGATAATCCACTTTTACAGAAAAACTTAAGGACAGGGGTACTAACGCTTCTATGGCTTCCTGTCGGATTTTGTCGTACTTCTTGAGGTTGCAGGATTCCACGATAGCACAGGCTACGGCATCAATCTCTCCTTTCAGCTTCTCCATGTGGGGATCTTTTGGAACACTCTCGCACGCCGTCAGGACGGAAGGACGAACCTGCAGAGGGGCGTAACGGGCGGCTAGTTTCCCCTTGACCGTGTAAACGCGTCGGTCAGGGTGCTGGCAGACGTTTTCCCAGGCCCCGGAAAAATTGGTGAAGGCCAGAATATTTTCTCCCATAGAAGGGACCAGATAGACTTTTTTTATTTTTTGCATAATATTGTTAGTTAATGTTTAATTTATGAATTCAAATGACATCCTCATGCGACCTTCTGCCCTTCGGAAAGGATAGGCATGATGCGCTTATAAACGTCCGCGTAATAAATGATAAACCGTTCAAGGGCATCTTGTAGCGTGTCGGTATAGCTGTCTCTCTCCACCCGTAAAATCAGGGGCTTGAGACGCCGGCAGTAGCTCATGAAGTACCAGTAGGGCAATCCAGTCACAATCATGGAACCGTGTACCTGCGCCTTGTATTGGCCGGGTAATACGCCGTCCAGCAGGTATTCCGCGTGATTTTTTGCAAGAGGGCATTTCAGCTCCACACCCGCCGCGTACTGCCCATTGATCTTGATCATGCCGTCAGGGGAGCAGCCCACCAGTTCATTGTCTTGGACGATAAATCCCACCTGTTCCACTTCCAGCCCCATGATTCGGCTGAATTCTTCCCGCGCTTCCGGTTCCAGTTCTTCCCCGCGGTCCGTGTGGCGGTTTCCTTCCCACTGTATTTCATCAGGACGGATGCGGCTGCAACACATTTCAATGGCAAGTTCTCGCCATTGGGAAGAGTCTTTTCCCGAGGGAGTTAAAACCCGGTGAAAATTGCTGGCTGTCAGACGGCCGGCACGGGCACGGAACCAAGCTTCCGAACGTTGTTCCATGGAGGGCCAGATTTTCATTTCTCACCTCCTTCCGCTATGCAGGCTTTCCAGGCCTCGTTGACGGCTTGAGCAAAATAGGCAACGCGGCTTTTGTTGGCGGGGTGAGTAAGCTTCTCTCGGGCATCCTTGAGTTTTGCAAAGGCTTCAAAAACGGATTCCTGGAATTGCCTCCATTCTTCTGATTCGCTTTTTGGAGCCGGGAATGTTGCAGGAGCCTGTACCGGTTCCTGGTCAAACGCGGTCATGTTGATGGAGGCGGGGGCCGGAGGGACAGGAGGTTTGCCCTGTTCTTCCAATTCCGCTTTTGCCCGTTGAGCTTCTTCCCGTGCCTTTCGGGCCTCTTCCTCCAGTCTGGCGCGTTCTGCGGCGGCTTTGGCAACATCCTGACGACGACGCAGCTCAGCCTCAACATAGATAGTGGATTTCGTTTCCAGTTCGTCTTCGTCCCACACGAGGTTATCACCGTACAAATCAATGAATTCACAAATGATTTCACGATTGGTTGTGATGTCTTTGTTTGCTTTTGCCACGGCGGCATCAAGCGCGGCCTCAATGCTTTTAATGGTGCGCTTGTTCTTGATGGATTCCGCCATTGTACCGCCAAATAATTTCTTCCTCAAATGGGGAGCGCATTCCAGGCGGGCAAGGGCGTCATCGATTAGCTTATTGCGGATTTTCTCTTTCTCCCCGGCGATCTTCTTTTCCAGGGTGAGCCGGGCTTGCCGGATTTCTTCACTGGATTCGTCCAGCGCGGCAAAGAATTCATGGAGGCTCTCGGCATCCTTCAGGGCTTTTTCCCTGGCCGCCTTGACAGTATCTTCAGCTCCTTTGAGCATTTTGACGTTTTGTTCAGCAAGGCCGAATTCTTCATCGGTTTCGGGGGTGAGGCTGATACTGTCCAGGACGGTTTTGACGGAGGCGCGGAATTCGGCAAGATTGGAAGAGAGCACTTCGCCTTTGGCGCTCACATTCAGGGGGATAATTACAAGTTGTTCGCTCATGGCGTTTAAAGGAGGTTTGTGGTGGAGGGTTCGGAGGCTGGGGCCGGTTCCGGCATCGGGGTCGGGTCTTGACGGTCTAACGGGTAGTCATCTATGCCGGGGTCATCTTTCGATACAATTTCGCCGTCAATGACAACGCCGTCGTCGATTTTGACGACACGCCCCGTTTCCGCGGCATGGGAGACTTCAATGGCATTTGCCACTTCCACACTTTTCGGCATGTATTTGAGAACTTGCAGCAGAACCACCTTGCGGGCGTACATTTCGCGGTTTTTGTAGGAGTAATGCTTTTCTCCGACCTCGTTGTGTGCGTCTCTGTGGCGCCAGATGCGTTCCATGGGCCATGCCTCAATGACAGGGGTTTCCGCTCCGTTAACCCGGGCGCAGGCATAGGCCCATGTCATTTTGTCCTCATCCCCGTAATTGATGCCGGGGATGTGGCGGAGGATAGGATAGGCTCCAAGCTCAAATTGGAACTGGTCGCCCTCGTAAACTACCCCCGTCCAGGCGGTAGTCCTGCCCGTGTTGTTGAGCAGTCCTACAAGGCCCTGCCAGCCGGGAACAAAGGTGCACTTACCTTTGTAGGGGATAAGATATCCCTGCCCGGCTACTCCCGGCTCAAGCCCAAGCTGGGAGGCAATGAGCAAGCTGGAAAAGATACTTACAGCGGAACACCGCTGCAAGGCTGGGTTTTGTGAAAAGCAAGTTACCGCGAGACGAATCATACGGTCCGGGTTGAGATGGGCCGGCAGAGCGGCGGCAATGGAGGTTTTTGACCTGGTTAAAAAGCCAGCAAGCTCTTTCGGGGTTGACAGGGTAAGGGCCTGTTGTCCTTGTCTGTCCTCGTATTTTGGTTTATAAGGTTTTGCGTTACTCATAATCTTTCGACGGATTGTTGTAACAGGCAGGGGATCGGTGGCCGCCGCCCCCCTGCCAACTGAATCATCCTTCGCATTCCTCGCACTCGCATCCAACGATTCCAAGCATGGCGGCAATGGGATTCATCCTCTTTTTCATTTTCTCTTTTTGCTGTTGTTCAAGGAACAAACGAACACCTTCTCCCATAGTGTTTACATTGCAATCAAAGCATTCGTTTGCTTTGAGAAGATAGCCGAAAGCGCTCGTCCACCCGTAAACTTTGAAATTCATTCTCTCAGACTGAAAAACGGAGCTGGAGGATTCTAATATGTGCCGAGTTTTTCTTTCTTCCGGGACCTCCAAAAAGGCGGAAAAAATAGCGCGCCCATCGTAACGCTTAATCAAATCAACAAGGTTATCAAGCGCGGCGCTGATTTCTTCTTTTGTGGATGCAACAGTATCGCAGCAGCAGGCTTCGTCCGGCGTGCAGGACTGCGCATTCTTTTCTTCGGTATTGTCCATTGTATTGGTATTCTATTGGTTATTGCGTTTCCTCATACCGTGAGGGCGGGACGGTTTTTCCAAGCCGTCAAAAGCTTTCATGGGAGTGGGAGACTCCGGGCAAAACCCGGAATGCGGAGACTTGCCCGCCTGGAGCTCGGCGTTATCCAGCTCCACCGCCAGCCAGAACAGGCACGCAGCGGAAAGACCAAAGGAGCAGGCCCCCAAGAACTTGAAAAAGGTATTCATTTGCTCACTCCTCCTTCTCCGTATTCTCGGAGTAACGCCCGGCGGAACTGCTTGCCGTGCACCTTCATCTTCCCCTGCTTGCCCCAGTACAGGATCTCGATCACATGCCCCTTGTCCTTCAACTCATGGACGGTTCGCTTGATCACATCCCGGTCGGAATCGTACATCAGGGCCAGGGTCTTGCAGTCGTAAAACTCTGATTCAGGGTAGGTCATAATATTTTCATTGTTAAAGCTCGTGCCAGCCGAGCAGCTTCAATTCTTCGATCAGGTCTTCTTCCATGGTTCAGTCGTCGTAGTGTCCGTCGGGGTTGTCGCACTGGGGGGCGTGGTCAAAATCCCACTCGTCGATGGCCTGCTCAATCTGCTCCAGGAGTCCAACCGCAACGCCGTAGGAGATCGCTTCACCGTCCACCCGGATGCACCGGTCTTCGTCGTCGTATTCGATAATCATGCCCGCTCCTTTCTCATCTGATCCAGGGTTCTGTTTACCTGGCGTATGATGTGTTTCTCTCCCAGGCTGATACCAAGCATCAACGCGGACAGGTAGCCTGCCATGTTAAGCAGCGTCACAACAATAAATTCAGTCCAGTTCATCATTGGTTATTTGTTAGTGATTGATATTGGTTGTTATTACTTAAATAAAAATGGAGAGCCTGCCAATGTAACGCCTTGGCTTTGAATGTGCTCGTATTGCCTAAATTCATGCGCATGCCGGCTCATTATTCTTGAAGATGAAAGCTGTCAGGCTACTATTCCGTTATGCCTAAATTCATCACAATAGAAGATTCTTCTGGTCGTCCCCATATCGTGAATGCTGATTACATTGCGCTGATTAAGAAGCGCTCCGACGGGACTTATGATTACATCCTCTCCATCCCTAACGCGAATTCCAGATTCCGCGTTATTCATTCAAACTACCTCCTTTCCTTCTTTACATCTGGCAACAATCATTAGTTTCTCTTTCCCCCATTCAGGGCAAGAGACAGCCAATACCAGGAAACCTTTCCCCAGAACAGGGGAAGGACAGGAACTTATTCTTTCAAACTCGCGTATTTCTCCATCTACTTCGAGGAAAATGGGGTCGAAATCGGAACAGATCTTGTCCCAGTCATCTGCTTCTTCCTTGGTCAACATCCGAGCGTTCCTCGGTAATTCAGTATTTGTATTCATTTTTGGTTCTTGTTTTCTTTTCTCCCTTCATGGAGCCCCATCCAAAAGCAGGCGAGAGCTGTGGGAAATTGTTTCCAGATGCCTTCGACAATGTTGGACCAGTCTATTTCCATTATGCCTCCGGCTTCTTGGGTTCGAGGTTGCTGGACTTCCTTTCTTCATCTCCATCCGCGTGGTCAGCGCCTTGCGGAATACGACGACGAATAGCCAGAAGGCAGTAATCGCCTTCCGCCACAACCAGGCAGTCATGCAGCAAATGAGGTTCGTCCGTATAAACGGATGAAGCGAACAATGCTGTTCTCTCCTTGAGAGGCTTCATTTTGTAAGCCCTGCCCGCAACCTCTACATAGAACTCTCCTTCCTCCGGTAGAGCTGTACGGAGCTCATCTGCGTAAATCACCAGTTTCTTATTGGTGTTTTCCCATTGCATACTTGTGGTTCTTTCTTGGGGGGAGGTTTTCATATTCAT